CGATGAAGAGTTTCGCAAGCGTGAAAATCTCCTGCTTGATGAAAAGAGTAAGCGTTATTTGTATTTGAATGTCCCTAAGGTTAATCTCGAAACCGTGATTACGCCTTATGCTCGTGTTATCGAGCAGATGGAAGATTATTACTTTGCAAACAACAATAATTATATTCGATTCGAAAAGGAAAAGGCTAAGCAACTGGTCGCCGACTTTAAGAATCGTAACGAAAGGTTCATCGGACTTCTGGTGAAAGAATTTGAAATGCGTAAGGCTGCTAAGGCGTTTAGCAAGTCTCGCATTTGTGATACTGGTGACATTGATATCAACAAGCTTTCTTCATATAAGTTTGATGATAACATTTTCCGCAAAGTGATGCTTACACCCAAGGGCAAGAGCCATGGTCTGGTTCTGTTGCTTGATAAGTCCGGGTCTATGTCTGACAACATGCCTGGTTCTATTGAACAAATTTTGGTCTTGGCAATGTTCTGCCGCAAAGTGAATATTCCGTTCATTGTTTATGGTTTCGGTTGCTCAGAGTCCGCTTTTAATGCTGATCACAAAAAGCATTATAGTGAGCACAGGTCGTTTAGCCAAAACAGTAATGAATTGTCCTTGGCTGATGTGTACTTGCGTGAATATTTGAATTCATCAATGAGCAATTTTGATTTCAATCGTGCAATTCGATCCATGTTGGTTCTGAAGGCAGCGTTTGAAACCCGTTGGATCGGAAAGCCAATTTCTGAAGAACTTTCAAATACGCCATTGACTCAAGCAATTTTTGCTTCTGGTGAAATTATGAAGCGGTTCCGTCAGAAGCACAATCTTGATTTAGCAAGTTTGGTAATTGTCCACGATGGCGATTCTGATGATACCAATCGTTACAATGTTATGGACGATGGCCATGATGAGAAACTTGCTTCAAGTTATTCATATCGTACACCAACAAACAGAATTATCCAATTGGGTTTCAATATCACATATGAAAATGTGATTGTGCAAGATGTGAGCAATAAGTTCAATTACAAACTTCAAGCAATTTCTCGGTATGATCCAATGTTGCTTTGTGCTCTTGAATGGTTCAAAAAGATCACTGGTTCTAAAGTGTTTGGTTTCTTTTTGACTGGTTCTGGTCGTTCTGCAAAAATGTCAATTCACCATCGGTATGTTTCTGATGACGGCTTGCATTTTGATGTAAAGCGTTATCAAGCGAATCAGAAGCGGAACTACACTGAAGTGAGTCGCATTGATGAAGAAGTGAACACTCTTGCTAAAAAGTTGAAGACTGAAAAGTTCTTGGCTTGCAAGACCCTCGGTTACAATGACTTTTTCATTGTGGCTGGTGGTTCCGATTTGAACATTGATAATGAAGAAATCGAAGTTGAAGGCAAAGTGACGGCTTCGAAGCTTAAGAATGCTTTTATGAAATACAATAAAAAGCGGCTTGTAAATCGTGTTCTGGTCTCCAGATTCATCCAGGGCATTGCCGCCTGATGTTGTTTTTATGCAACAAGGGCTTGACAATGCTCCTGTTGTGTTCTATAATATGTGTATTGTTTGACAAGGATACATTATGACTACCCGTGCTGAAAATCGTCAAAAGTTTATGGATGCCCTGGTTTCGCTTCAGAAGCCTATCGTAACCCGAGCTGAAGTAAAGAAAATTTGTTCGGAGATTGGAATTTCCGGTGCTCCGTGGTTTACTAAAGAAGAATCAAATCGTGTTGGCCGTGGACAATATCGTGTTCCTACTGGCCAAGTTCCTGCAATTCAAATGGCTGCTCAAGTATTGCCTATGACAAAGCCTGTAGATAAGTCCGAGAATCGAATTCAAAATGTTTCTACAGACCTTGAAGAAACTGATTTGATTCCCAAAGTTTACAAAAACTATGTAGCGTTTGGTAACTTTGATGATGTACTTTCGATTGTGCAAAGCAATCGATTCTTTCCTGTGTTTATTTCAGGTCACTCTGGCAACGGCAAGACCATGTCGGTCGAACAAGCCTGTGCCAAAGCCAAGCGTAAGTTCATTTGCGTTTCAATGACACCTGAAACCGATGAAAGTGATTTGCTTGGCAACTATGTTCTGATTAACGGCAATATGGAATGGCGTGATGGTCCCGTGACCACTGCCGCTCGCCAAGGTGCTGTGCTCTGTATTGATGAAATCGATTATGGTGCTCAGAATCTTTCCAGTCTTCAGCGTGTACTTGAAGGTAAGCCGTTTATGTTGAAGAAAAAAGGCGAACTGATTACGCCTGCTCCCGGTTTCACGGTGTTTGCTACTGCTAACACTAAGGGTAAGGGTTCTGATGACGGTCGTTATATGTTTACCAATGTATTGAATGAAGCGTTCCTTGAGCGTTTTCGCAATACGATGGAACAAGAATGGCCTCCGGTTGCTACTGAACGCAAAATCATCCGTAAGGAACTTGTTTCAGTTGGCCGTGAAGATGAAGACTTCGCTGACAAGCTTGTAACTTGGGCTGATGTTATTCGTAAGACTTTCGCTGATGGCGGTTGTGATGAAGTGATTTCCACACGCCGTTTGGTTCATATCGTTGAAACCTTCGGTATCTTCGGTGATAAGATGAAGGCGATTCGTATGTGCTTGAATCGCTTTGATGATGACACTAAGGCATCTTTCCTTGACCTGTACACTAAGGTTGATTCTGGTGCTTCGGCAGAGCAGATTCTTGCTCCTGCACCTGCTGTAACGGCAAATACACCTGACGAAGAAATTCCGTTCTAAACATTTGCCTGTATAACGCTTGACACAGAGTAAAATCTGTGTCATAATTCTATTCTGATTTGAGAGAAAGATCGCCTCTCAAATTTTTGTAACAAGTGCGATCAATTTGGAGAACTTTGTAATGACAACTAAAGAGAAAGTCTTTAACTACCTGTCTAAGGACAGCACCCGCAACACCCTCACCTCTGCTCGTATGCAGAGCCTCTTCGGTGTTCGCAATCCTTCCGCAACCATCAATGAGCTTCGCAATGAAGGTCACGCAATCTACTTGAACACCCGTGTAACTTCTAGCGGTGAAAAGGTTGCTTTCTATCGGCTTGGCACTCCTACCAAGCGCATGGTTGCTGCTGGCATTCAAGCTCTTCGCTCACAAGGGCAGCGTGCTTTTGCCTAAACTTTAAAAGAGTTTTAGGCTAAGGAGAGATATATAATTATGTCTCTCCTTTTTTTTATCTTATGGGTGCATTATGGAAATACAAGTCAAACTTGATGAATTGAGAAAAAATAAACTGTTTATTGCTACGCCAATGTATGGCGGTATGGCTCACGGCTTGTATGTTAAATCATGCCTTGACCTACAAGCAATGATGAGTAAGTACGGTATTGAAACGAAATTCTCGTTTCTTTTCAATGAATCGCTTATCACTCGAGCACGAAACTATCTTGTTGATGAATTTTTGAGGACCGATTATACACACATGTTGTTTATCGATTCTGATATCCACTTCAACGCACAAGATGTGGTTGCTCTGATGGCACTAGATAAAGATGTTATCGGTGGACCATATCCCAAGAAAGCCATTAATTGGCGAAATGTTGTTGAAGCTGCACGAAAGCATCCTGACCTAGAACCAAAAGAACTTGAAAAGTTGGTTGGTGAGTATGTTTTCAATGTTGTTAAGGGAACTAAACAATTCTCTGTGACTGAACCTCTTGAAGTTATGGAAATTGGAACTGGTTATATGATGATTAAACGGCATGTTTTCGATAAAATGAAAGATGCTTATCCTATGATTCATTATAAGCCAGATCATGTTGGTCAAGCTAACTTTGACGGCACCAGGTACATTCACGCATACTTTGATACTGTGATTGATGCCAAAGGTAGTATCACAGATGGTGGAACAGACCGTTATCTAAGTGAAGATTATATGTTCTGCCAAATGTGGCGTAAAATTGGCGGTGAAATCTTCTTGTGTCCTTGGATGAAAACGCAACACGTTGGTAGTTATGCATTCACTGGTGATATGCCAGCTGTTGCAAACTTTGCGGGTAAACTATGAGACTTATTGATTACAAATATAGCGAAGACCGTTTGCTAGAAGAACTCCGTCATTATATCAATGACACTTATAGTGAGCATTACTCGCAAAACAAATTTCAGGCAACTGAATTTATTATGGACTCCGGCCACGGAGAGGGATTTTGTATTGGCAATATTCTAAAGTATGCACAAAGGTATGGCAAAAAAGACGGTTATAACCGCAAAGACCTGCTGAAAGTGTTACACTATGGAATTATGGCTCTACATAATCACGACATGACTAAAGGATTAGATAATGAAACTCTCAAGTGAAACAATTAGTGTATTGAAAAATTTTGGCAGCATCAACCCTGGAATCTTTCTGAAGAAGGGTAAGACGGTCAAGACTGTATCTGCTCATAAGAATATTCTGGCACAGGCCACCATTCCCGATGAAATTCCTGCTGACTTTGGGATTTATGACCTCAATGAATTTCTTTCTGTGGTTTCACTACACAAAGATGATTTGAATCTTGAATTTGATTCGAAAAATGTGGTTATTTCTGGTCTCAAAGGTCGAAGCAAAATCAAGTATCGTTCTTGCGATTCTACAATGATCGTTATTCCTCCCGATAAGAGTTTGCAAGTTCCGAGTCCTGAGATTTCTTTCGAGTTGTCTGCTGAAGATTTTCGATGGATTCTTGATGCGGCTAATGTACTTGGCAGTCCACAAATCTCTGTTGAATCTGATGGCACCAAAGTAACATTGAATACTCTTGATGTTGCAAATGATGCTGCACACACAGAGTCTTTGGAATTGGCTGTTAATGCTGCTGGTAATAAGTACAAGATGGTATTCAAGACTGAAAACATTTCTAAGATTCTTCCTGGTTCTTATGATGTTCAAATCTCTTCTAAGGGAATCTCACACTTTAAGAACAAGAAGGGTGTTGTTGAATATTGGATTACCAATGAAG